CTGTCCTGCAAAATCTTCGGTTGCTAACTTCTTCCATTTGTCTGTGCCTGCCACCACAGTGACTTTCATGAATACGCCACCATCAGCAGTATTCGTATAGTGGGAACCGACAACTGCTGCGTCCGTATCGGTTGAGGCTCCGGGAACTCCTGCCCCCGTCAAATATGCGGAGCTACTATCAATCTGCAACCCCTTTTCAATATCAAATAATGCTTGTGTCATCACAGTGCTCCAATCATATTAAGTAGTCTCATCTCATCTCATCATACTGTTGTGGCAATTCGTACTGCACTTATGGCAATAGAATTAGCACTGTTGTTCGTAATCTTCAATCTGATAAATCCTGCTAGTATATCCACATCGGTTATCACTGAAATTGTATCTCCAATCAATCCGAAAACCGAATGTGCAGGAACCGTATCGTTGTGTATTGCAATTACTTCATAAAATTTAAACGTCCCTGCAACCTGATCTTTAATTGTCACCAACCATTTCACTGATCGATAAGTTAAAATTGCCACCGCATCAGCAACCTGAGTTGCAGCAGGGGCAACGGGGCCAGTATCAATTTGCAATGCCCCAACACCATCTTGTCCTGCTGGCCCTTGTTCACATGCGACAATGACAACCTTTTCATCTGGGGTGACAATGACATTGGTTAATATCTCGTTGGCAAGAACAACATTATCACAATCGATTTCCTTAACCAGAATGCAACTGTTTTCACTCACCTAGTAACCTCAGTGGATAGCTGAAAAGTTCCTTCAATTAATCGGGTCACAATTCCCGCAGGGCTTTCAACTTCCAGATCATAAAATCCTGACTCAATTACCATTGCTGCTGTGTCGATATCGTCAATGAATAAATCGATTTCCCCGTTTGCACCCCCAATTGTTATTCTCCCGTTTCCATTTGTCAGTTCTATAATTGCGGGGTCTGGACTATCTTTTTCTTCCCGCAAATGCATCCGTGCTGAATACCCTGTGATATCAATTGGATTTCCTGCTGCGGGAAAAGTGGGGTCATCTGCCCACGTTAATTTCTTTTGATATGTCGAACCCTGTTCGATAACTATATTGAGTGTTCCTGCTGTCATGATTACAACCCCTCAACTATAGTTGTTGTGTGTACGCACAAGATTTCTCAACTGAAGAAGTTGGTTGTCATGTGAGCAGCAACAAGAATTAGTGTATTCAAGAGACCAGTCTTCCATCGACTTTTCACTTGGATTCTTTAACTTAAATTTTGACCCATCAAAGGACACGAACTCACAACCACTCATTTTCATGTAAGCAGCTAAAGCTATATCCCTGATTTCTAAAACTAAAGTTCTCATCTCGTTAAACCAAATTATTAACTTCAAGTGTAAAACCTCCTAACGCTTTGCGCTATAGCAGATTGATACTAAGATCAAATCAATGAAGAATATCAACATGCCCCGTCATCTCTACAATAAAACTCAGCCCCACTTCTTTAGCAATTGCATCTTTCACTGCATCCGACATCTCAAACACAGGGGCAGGATGGGTGTGTGTCAGTGGTTCATGCGTATGCTTAACAAGCACAGGAGCCACCACAGGATGATTGTGAGACAAATCGGGGGGTGGATGGGTGTGTTCTGGAAGATCGTAGCTTAGAGGGGCTTCAGGGGCTTCATGAGTATGCTCACGAATCTCCCGCTGATTGTCAGTGATTGTCTGCATTCCCACTTTAATATCTGCCTGAAGTCTAAGAAGTTCATCCACTACAAAACTATCTGTGGCTTCCTGTGCTGTCTGTGGTTCATCGATCAGTCCCAACTCAATAGCAGCATCCTTGAAGGGGGTTGTGTCTGTCACCTGTCCCATGATTGCCGTACCAGATACACCAAAGAACATTGCCCATAAAACCATAGCAACCTTTTTTGTGGCAAGGGCAATCTTAATCCAAGAAATTATCCTTTCAAAAGGTGTAGGGTCTGGTATTTCAATCTGGGCTTCATGGTGATGTCTAGCCCTATCTGTAATGTCATCGTTCATTACTTTATCTTCCAGACAAAACCAACACCGTAACCCGTGTGGCTATTTGATCGAGTGCCAGAGAATTTAATTAGAACATCGTACTTGGGAATTAATTTGGCAGCACCCATAGCCCATGCTTCTTGCCCACCATATCCACCCATAGCCGCACCAACTTGCCATTGAGTAGTAGAAGAACTGAAGTCCAGATTTGACATAGCAAAACTTGAGGCTATACCTGTATAAAGATTTGATGAGTCGATTCCATTAGAACCATCAAGACCATTGACACCATTAAGACCAACGACACCATTAGTCCCATCAATACCATCAACCCCATCAATGCCATCCTTTCCATCTTTACCATCTTCCCCATCATGATGACCTCCATTAGCGTGTCCATGAGTCCAAATAGTAACTAGAATCAAGATCGTAAATAGTATTCTCATTTCAAACTCCTAATCAAATATTTAAAGTCTCATCTCAGTAAATTATCTCGCATCATCCCAAGCAGAGTAGCCTGTAGGCAATCCCAAAGTAAATTCACCTGCTGCTGATCGTATCGCTAATCTCTCAAGTCCCGAACTACCAATATGAGTAGCCTGTAAATGCCAATGCGCCTGTACATCTATAGGGGCTTTGGTCTTCAGCGAATTAGCACCAGTGCCGGGGTCTCCTGCCCCACCATCACCTAACCAGATTGAACTATCACCCATCCACCAATCACCAGTGTCCCAATCTATAGCAACCCTGAAAACTGCTCCCGTTGAACGAGCACCTAAAGTTCCGGTAAGTCCTGTGATGTTAGTTCCAAGTCCGTCTTTAAGAGCACCCTCATGTCTATAACCAAAGTCAGAAGAGTCTGCTAGTACACGACCCACAGGGCCACTATCAAGGCAATTTTTAATAACAAATACCCCGGTGTTGCCTTGACCACCAGATACAAATACTATTTCGAAATAGACTTTCCCGTTTCTGGGTATTGCACCTGATCTAATACCAGTATCATTTGTAAAATCACCGTTGTTACATTGCTTCGCAGCAGTCGCTGGTTCAATAGCGGAATTACGAGAATCCAAGATGAACCATCGGGGTTCTGTCAACATATCGTGACCAGACAAAGCAGTGAAAGCAAATAATTTCCTTACTTCCAACAAATCTAATTCCCCGCCATTATCCATGAAGTAAGCAGCACCGAAATCTGCCCCAGATCGAATAGCAGCAGTTTCCGCACTTGCTCCATTGAAGGCAGGTTTTTCAAAGTTCACCAGATACCCACCATTGGTTCCACTAGCTACAGGCATTCCATCAATCACTACAATATAATTATTCCTGTTTCCTACTTCATGGGCTTCAATCAATTGATGGGGTAAATTATCCCCGTACATATCCACTTCAGATTCCCAATACAAAACAGGCGAACCCGTATTGTCTCGACAGCTTGGAAAATTAAGAATTCCATCATTCGACCCAATAGATAATTCCACAGCAGCATTTGTCCCTATCAACACAACTTCACTGTGTCCCAAAGCAGGTTGCCTAAACCAGACTTCCATAACATAAGTAGTAACAGGTAATGCCACCGCACCATAATCTAAAAAGTTAGCCGCAGCATTACCCATGTTTACGGAATCAACAGAAGCACTAAGCAATTGAAGTCCTGAAAAAGTGGCTGTTCCACCTATGGTTAAATCTACTATGCCTTCTTCATCATCATCATAAGTGGATGCACCACCTTCAAATAAATACCGATGTTCAAATGCGATACCCAAACTAGTTAATAAATTATCTCTCTGAGTTGGAGGTGGGTTTTCAATAATATATCTCCCCGCTGCTGCTTGTGCCAATAATCTAGGCATAGAGTTGACCCACTATATTGATTTCAATAGTTCCTGTTTCATCGATAACGAATAGCCAACGATCACGCTCACCTATTCCTGAACTTGGAACAGGGGGAGTGCCATTCACAGAAATTCCACCCGCAGGAAGTGTCAGTACATGACCACCCACACCATCCTGAATTATCTTAACTGATACCTCAGTTTGAACCGCAGCAGGAATATTTGAAAACGCTAAAGTGGCTGCACCTGTCAAAGTAGCTGTGTAGTTTCTGACTCCACTACTCAAATCCATAGTCAGGGTTCCACTGCCTGCCAGAGTTGTAACTGCATCACTGAGATTTGCGGGGGTATCTAGGATTGTCCAAGCAGTACCATTCCAATAATAAACATTCAGTTCATCCTGAACGAAAGCTTGCCAACCTAATTTTGGAACATGGAACTCCCAAACCGATTCAATGAACACGGCAATTTCTGTATCATGGGTTGCCCAATCTGCACCCGTTGCACCCGCAGGAAGTATGTACCTGTCTCCGTTTGTTGGAACTCCCGGTTGAGCAACAAGGTCTTTATCAATGACACCCAAATTCATAGTGGCATCAATCAATTTCAGTGTCGCATCGTTCCCCGTTTTCCAGAACTCACCTAAGTCCCAATCGTAATTTATGCCCTCATTCGGGCCAATCTTAAATGGCATTATACAAACCCTCCGTAAAATTCACCGTAACTGTAACCGTAATCTGCTCTCTTAAAAAGATAGTTATGGAACTGGTGGGAAACTAATCCACTAATAACAGATTCAATTTCCAATCTAAAAAAACTATTCACCCTGCCAACAGGGAATAAACTGTCTGCTGTTTCATCAACCCAAGTATAAGAAGTTATGGTTATACCGATTTCAGTTCTGACCAAAGTATCAGTCTCATCATAAAATCTAATTGTATAAGTCGTTCCAATTTCAGGGCCAATGTCACCGAAAACCTGTGGTACATGTTCACTAGCTGTTTGCTGAGTCCTATCCCTGTGTTCCCACGTAATATCCATATCACCCAATGTCATACCCTGTGGTTGATAAGCAGGTAAACCCTCCAATTGAATATTTGCGGGGGGATAAGGTTTATCTTTTCTGGCTTCTATGGTGTGGTTTAAAGTAGTGGCATCAAGTAAATCTAAAGTTCCCTGTCCTGTCTGCCCCAATAATTTGACATCCAGAATTTCCCCAAATGCAAATTGAGTGACACCAAAAGCAACGTCCGTTTGATTCGCAAATAATCTAGCTCCGATTAAATGGGGGGCAGGAACGGTATCAACCACACCCCGATTTACTTTCATAGTGTTGGTTGCTGTGTCGTGTTCAAACACTTCCATAAATTCATTGTCAATTTGAATGAAAGTAAACAACGGCATAAACTCTATTTGCCCAGATTCCCCTTCATAAACAAAAGTAGTGACTACCCCTAATTCCATAGCAGCAACTAATGTTGCCGTTGGTGCATAGAGTCCAACTGCTTCTTCTGTATAAGGTATTGTTACTTCATCAAAAGAAACCTGCAATTGATAATTATAATGATCAGAAGTAGGTTTGGCAGCAGTAGATTTCAGGAAAGCATTATCAACTGCAACATTAGCTGCATCATCTTCCCCCAACTGCTGAACCATATCATAGTAAGTTGCGTCTTCAAGGAACTGAAAAATTGCATCAAGTGGTACACTACTAGGTTCAACCCACCCTGAAACCTGTGGTGCAGCATAAGACGCAGACGGAAGACCAAATATATCTTCAATCGCATCTATATTTATATGACCATCTTTCAGGTTTCCGAAGTCAATAGCACCCACCCGAAAGACCACATCAACAATTCCGAAAGCAACCCAAGATAATCTGAATACATCTCCCGGTGCTATATCCCACGCATCTCTATTGACCCGCATTTTTACTGAAGCCAATGGATAAGATAAAGTTCTAAGATCACGAAGAGCAACCAAGTTTGCATTTATAGCGTTTGAAATACCGGGGTATTGTCTGGTGGTATTTATGGTAGTTCCCTGAACTTGGATGTTTGCCATATCCTGAACTGTCACAGGAACACTTTTATCAGTATCATTATCACGATACACAACAGTCAATTCATTAACGGTCTCTCCCCAACCCCTACGGGAAAAGTTTTTCATATCAACAATGTTGGATTCATCGTAAACAGGTAAACTTGCAAAAACATAATCATTCCGAATCAACTTCAAGACAAATAAACCTGTAGCCAAATCTAGGTAAAGGGAACCATTTATGTGTCTAAGAATGTCATCAACGAAACCTTCAATTGGTTGGCTTCCTGTCCATATCATTGATAGTCCAAGTCCTTCATTAAATAAAGTATCTCCCGCAGCAGTGAAAGAAATAGCATCCATTTCAGCAACCGAATAACCCATACCCCAATCCACGTTAGTCAGTAATTCGTGAAGCATATTCGCGCCGTTTGCATCAGTCCCGATTTTATTTTTGGGGGCATTACCCAGAGTGTCAGGGTATCGGGCAACTCGGAAGTCCCAATCTTTAAGGTAGGGATTATTACCTACATAGAACCCCTGAAAAATAAAACCTAATACCCCACGGTAGGCAGGTATACGTTGTGGGTTTAAGGAATCAATTTTATTCTGAAGATAAGCGTTGGGTACTTGTGTGTTTTCTCCCATTGCAACATAGACATCGCCCCCCGCTAATACACCTGAAACCACCTGAGCAATACCACCAACGATTCCTGTACTTCCTCCAACTTGAGAACCACCAACACCACCTTCCCTGTCCTTTCCTCCAAACAAATCAGGTTTATTAATTAATACAAACTGAGAAGATTGTATTGACGCATTCAAAGCCACTCGTTCACCACAACGAATTTGGGAAACCTCATCAACAGGGCCATAGCAACAAATAAAGTGCATTCCCACAAAATATTTGTAACCAATTATGCCACCACTCTTACCTCCCATTAGCTTCCTCTCTTGCTTTGGCAGCAACCTTTATACCAAAGGCATCACCAACAGCTTCCAATTCTTCTACAGGAACTTCATTACGAATCAATTTTTTAAAGTCCACTTCATAGCGGGTACACCAACGTCTTACGCCGAAGACGCAAAGCTTCAATAATCGGGCATGTTTCAAACCTGCATACACTTGCATTATTTCTTTCCTCCCTGATCACTTTTAATTGCAACAGTACTTAAATCCCCATACCAAACAACATTCGGGCCTTTGATTCTTACCTTTCCAAACACCACGGGAATAACCCTGTCTTCGTCAGCAGTAGGTACTTCTAAATCCCCCAAAGAAGGCTTCTTTGGTTCCTCCGGTTTCGGGGCAAGCATAGCACTGACTATTGCCGAAACTACTAACAAAATTAACTGCACCCACATTATTTGTTTCCTCTATTTGACCTTAATATCAATAAATTACTGTACCACCGAAAGGATTTTTTCTAGGAACATATGGAAACCCTCCGTAATTTAATACATTACTAAACTTCACATCACAATAGACAAGATTGTGCTTACAGCCGGGAAAGCCCTCAACAAG